CTGCTCGCCTACGAGAAACTGCAAGAAAACTCACCGCCCATTGTTAACGTGCCCATCACCACCAACGATATTGTCGAGGCGTACAAAGCAGGCAAGAAAGACGCCCTGCGCACGAACGTCCCTTCAATGGAATTAGAGCAAGCGTGCTTGGAGTTGTGGAGCCAGAAGCAACCACTGGAGGTTAAGTGAAAACAATAATCCACGTAAACCAGCACGTAGTAAGAAGCAACACCAAGACTGGTGCGAAGGAGCCTGTGCTTACAGTCAAGACATACAAAAGCAACACGTATGCGAACGAGGTTCAGATCAATGGCCCCAGCAAAGTTGTGTACAGCCCAGATAAACCCCTGTCCTGCGGTGCTAGGGTCTGGATTGAAACAGAAGCAGAAGTGCTAACTTCTTAAGGAGATGGGATGACGATACAAGGAAAAAGTCTCGGGCAGTTGTTACAAGAAAAACTTGCTGAGTCAAAACCGACGACGTTAAACGAAGTGATTCAAGAGACGCAGGAAAAAATAAAAGTAGAAGATGGTGTCCGAGTAAGCGGCGTGCCGTACCTCGTGCCAGGGGGGTGTATAAACGCAGACGCAGTAAACAGCCCCGACCACTACAAGATGGGGGGCGTTGAAACCATAGAGTTTATTGAAGCCAAAGCAACCAATGAAGAGCTTATTGGTTATCTAAAGTTTAACGTCATCAAATACTTAAGCCGTGCCAAGTACAAGGGGCACGACTTGCAAGACCTTAAAAAAGCCCAGTGGTATCTCAACCGATTAGTGAGCAAATATGGAGAACAGAATGAAAATAAGTTTTGAGTTTGAGCCGCACGAGCGGGGGGAGATTGAAACTTTTGCCAGGGCGCCAGATTACAAAAATGCACTGCGGGAAATGGATGAGTACCTCAGGCAGAAAATTAAGTACGGCGGTATATCAGAGATTGAGTACGATGTTTATTGTGAAATACGAAACAAACTGAATGAACTTATCGAGGGGTTGAATGTATACGAATAAGAAACGGTGGCGCAAATGCAAGAATTGTGCTGGTCGAATTGAGTTTGCACCCAGGGTTTTAATATGTAGACATTGTTACAGAAAGTTGTACGGAAAATGTTACGTAAAGGAGAAATCAAATGGAACTAAGAGAAGCTCTGAGATTAGCCGGACTGTGGGGTAGCAGTACCGGAGATGGGTGGCGAGAAATACTGTACCACTTGAAAAACTATATTGATCTGCTAGAATCGAGAGAAAAGTTTTACCGAAAGCGGATTGATGATTTAGAGCATTTAAACAATCGGCTTCACGGAGACGTAGCTTTTCTTTCTCAAGGAGCCGTAAATGCCATACGTGAACAAAACGAGACCATACAAAAAAGAATACAGTCAGCAGAAAGCTAGGGACGAACAGCCTAAGCGAAACGCCAGAGAGCGTGCTAGGTATGCGATGGATAAAAAAGGTATAAACAGAAAAGGAAAAGACATAGATCATGTGGTCCCTCTTTCAAAGGGCGGCTCAAACGCCCCCTCAAATCTCAAACTTAAATCCCCAAGTAGCAATCGGTCTTTCTCAAGAAACTCCGACCGCACCGTCAAGCGAAACAAACCCAAAAATGCAAATTCTTGACGATGAATTTTTAATAGTTAGAACACGGTATCCAGAGAAATTAAAATCAGCAATTCAAGGTTGTGAAGTTGCATCAAAAGGGGAAGTGTCAGAAGTATTAATTGATTGGACACTAGAAAACGCTCAGCTACTTAAGAAGCTGCAGATAAAAAATGTCCCTTCCCCGATAGCAAAGAAGTATGACTGGCCTGGGTTGTACAAACCCATGCAACACCAGATGGAGACCGCAGAGTTCTTCACTTTGCACAAGCGGAGCTTTTGCTTTAACGAGCAAGGCACAGGCAAAACCGCTTCTGCAATTTGGGCATCTGATTATCTTATTAAGCAAGGCATCGTCCGGCGTGTCTTAGTAGTCTGCCCTCTCTCTATTATGCAGTCGGCATGGCAAGCAGATTTGTTTAAGTTCGCTGTTCATCGTCACGTAGATGTGGCTTACGGCAACCGACACAAACGCAAGGAAATAATTAACGCTGGCGCCGAGTACGTCATTATTAACTACGACGGCGTAGAGATTGTCGAAGAAGACATCAATGCGAGTGGCTTTGACCTAATCATTATTGATGAGGCTAACGCTTACAAAAACGTCAACACCAATCGCTGGAAGTGCATGAGGCGCTTGATTGACTCAAACCGCTGGCTTTGGATGATGACTGGAACCCCTGCCGCACAGTCCCCCTTGGATGCGTATGGCATTGCTAAACTTTGTGTTCCAGACCGAGCGCCTAAGTTTTTCGGGCGTTACCGAGACATGGTGATGTATAACGTGAGTCGGTTTAAGTGGCTACCAAAAGACACTGCTCAAGACACAGTCTTTGAAATGCTACAACCAGCAATACGTTTTACTAAAGAGCAATGCCTTGACCTTCCCGAAGTAACGCATACCTATCGAGAGGCCCCTCTCACTCCCCAACAAAAGAAGTACTACGAGCAACTCAAAAAGACATTTGCTTTTTCTGCGGATGGGGAACAGATTACTTCAGTCAACGCTGCAGTCAACATCAACAAACTTCTTCAACTCTCAGGCGGCGCAGTTTATACCAACGACAAAGAAGTGGTTGAGTTTGACGTGTCTAACCGGCTGTCTGTTATTAAAGAAGTCATTGACGAGGCATCGCATAAGGTGCTTATTTTTGTGCCTTTTACCCACACAATCAACCTCTTAGCCGACTACCTAACCAAAAACAACATCAGCAATGCCATCATCAACGGTGCAGTTCCGGTCAATAAACGCACCGAAATATTCAAACGCTTTCAAGAAGAAGATCGACCGACTTGCTTAATAATTCAGCCTCAAGCGGCGGCGCATGGTGTGACACTAACTGCCGCTAATGTTGTGATCTGGTATGCACCTGTGACCAGCGTAGAGACGTACCTACAAGCCAACGCCCGAGTGCATCGCAAAGGGCAGGTCAATCCGGTGACGGTCGTGCACATCCAAGGCTCTCCAGTAGAGGACAAGCTCTATAAGATGCTGGAAAATAAATTAGATACCCACACAAAACTTGTGGATTTGTATAAGAACGAAATTATTTCTTGACAGTCTCAAGTTTGTGTAGTATCTTTATAAACCCAGACCTAGAGGAAACAAAATGGAAACGCAGACACTACCCGTAGAAAAGCTGGTGGCGACCTACATAAAAATCCGTGACGCACGTGATGAAGTTAAGCGTGAAATGGAAGAAAAAATTGCCGAACTGCAAGCCGACCTTGATGCTATCAATCAAACACTTTTAGAGCATTTCAAAGAGCAGGGCATTGATAGTGCAAGAACTCCTTTTGGAACTGCATACAGAACAGTCAAGTCTCGGTATTGGACTAACGACTGGGATGCTATGCGCCACTTCATTGCGGAACATGATGCGTTTGAGCTTTTGGAAAAGCGTATTCATCAGACCAACATGAAGCAGTTTCTAGAGGAAAACCCTGACTTACATCCAGCAGGTTTGAATGTAGACAGTGAGTATTCTGTAACAGTCCGTCGTAAATAACCAAGGAGATTTATCAACTATGAGTAACCTTACTCTTTTTCAGCAAGACCTTCCCGACTATCTTAAGGAAGTAGAACTCGACGACATGACCAAAGCCCTTTCCGGGGGTAGCGGCTCTAAAAGAATTTCTTTCCGTGGTGGTGTCTTTCGTCTTATGGTCAACGGCGAAGAGATTGCTAAGAACGAAAACCGTGCGATGAATGTCATTATTGTCAATGGCTCTCGTAAGATTGGACGTACTTATTACGAAGGTGCATACGACTCCAAAAACCCAGCGGCACCCGACTGCTGGTCTGCGGATGGAGAAAAACCCGATGCCTCTATCGAAACTCCTCAACACTCTAGCTGTGCGGAGTGCCCCCAAAACATCAAGGGTTCCGGTCAGGGTGATTCTCGTGCTTGCCGTTTTAAACAGCGTCTTGCTGTTATGCTGGCTGATGATGTAAACGGTGATGTGTATGGCGTTGAGCTTGCGGCTACTTCTATTTTTGGTAATAGCAAAGACATCAACAAGATGCCATTCCAGCAATACGCCAAGTATGTTGGCGCTCAAGGCAAGAACATCAACACCCTCGTTACCGAGATGCGTCTTGATAGCGACAGTGCTACACCGAAGCTGACTTTCAAGCCCGTTAAGTTTTTGAATCGGGAAGAGTGGCAAGTAGCTGTAGCTAAGGGCGATACAACGGAAGCCAAGCAAGCAGTAACCATGTCGTTCACCAAGAGAGAAGCTACCGAGGTACTTTCTGCACCGCAAGTAGAAGAGTCTGAGGAAGCCGAAGCCGCAGTTGAGGTTGAGCCTACTAAGCGCAAAAAAGCGGAACCTGCGCCTAAGAAAGACCTCAATACGATCATGAAAGACTGGATTACGGACGACGAATAATGGATGACCGGGGGTATAGCCTCCGTGTTATGCGTGCCAATGAACAAGCAGACCCTAGTAGCACCGGGGTTCTGCTTGGTCGGATCTGTATTAAAAAAGAAATTCCAGTTGTAGACGTTGCTGATTTCTTTGGTGTTTCACGGATGACCATTTACAGTTGGTTTTCCGGTGTCGGTAAGCCTAGAAAAAAGCACGAAGAAAAAATACAGACCATCATAGAAAAACTTGGCGGCGCATAGGGCGGGAATATGGCTGAAATGAAACTACTATCGAAGGTGTTGTCCGACAAAGGCTGGTATTGCATCATGGGCCTGAAGGACAACCACCTACCAAAAACGACATTCGTACAAACAATCGAAGAGGCCGAGAATGAAGTAGAGAATCTGCTCAATGAAAAATACAACGTCTACTTTGGATGCGCCAAGTACAGAGAAAAAGGCAACCGGCTTAAAACAAACGCCGAATATTTCAAAGCTTTCTGGTTAGACATCGACTGCGGTGAGCTTAAGCCGTACAAAACCCAAGCCGATGGAGCCGCCGCTTTAGCCGCTTTCTGTGAATCGACGGGCCTATCAAAACCGACGCTGGTAAACTCAGGCAGGGGCATCCACGCTTACTGGATTCTAGAAGATGAGATAACCAAAGAAGAGTGGAAGCCTGTTGCCGAGACGCTCAAGACCCTGTGCAATACCTACGACCTGCACGCAGACAATGCAGTTACAGCAGACGAGTCCAGGATTCTCAGGGTTCCAGGCACGCTAAACTTTAAGTCGGACCCGCCAACCGAGGTAAACGTACTTAAAGAGTCAAAGCCGGTCAACTTCTTTGAGTTTTGTAGTCATCTCGGCCCCATAAAGCAACTCGGCCCCGACAGAGAGAAGCAACCACTCAACGACTTGACGTTGGCTTTGATGGGCAACCAGGAGCATCGGTTTAGCAACATCATCGTGAAAACCCAAAATGGGAATGGTTGTGCCCAGATTGGACATATCTACCAGAATCAAACCGAAGTGGAAGAGCCGCTGTGGAGAGCAGGGTTATCAATCGCCGCATATTGTGCGGATAAAGATGTAGCTATTCACCGTATCTCAGAAAAGCACCCTGACTACAACGCCGAGCAGACCACGAGCAAAGCTAACGAGATCAAAGGCCCCTACACCTGCGATAAGTTTGACGGCTTGCGCCCTGACGTATGTAGCAAGTGCCCACATAGGGGAAAAATTAAGTCCCCCATCGTCCTTGGGCGTGAAATTCTAGAGGCAAAAGACGAAGACAATCTGGTCGAGATAGCCCAACCGATGGAAGAAAAACCGATTCTGGTTCAGATTCCAACCTATCCACGGCCCTACTTCAGGGGTAAAAACGGCGGGGTTTATTGTGCGCTTGACGAAGACTCCGACGCCATATTGATTTACGAGCATGACCTATATGTGGTCAAGCGCATGGAAGATCCTGTCAAAGGCATTGTGATTCTGTTGAGATTGCACCTGCCGAAAGATGGGATACGTGAATTTACCCTGCCTTTGACTGAAGCCACATCAAAAGAAAAGCTTGCCGCAGTCTTGTCTTACAACGGCGTGATCTCCATGCCCAAGCAGATGGACAAGATTCTTGGATACATCATCACGTTTGTGAAGCAACTTACTTATTCATCAGGGGTAGAAATAATGAGAACTCAGTTTGGTTGGGCCGACAACGACAAAAAATTTATCATTGGCGATAAAGAAATATCGCCTGATGGCACCCGCTACAGCCCCCCATCTACCTACACTGCTGGCATATCCCCAGCGTTTGTGCCAGTCGGTAATTTAGAAGAATGGAAAAAGACCATCAATGTTTATGACATGGTGGGGTTTGAGCCGCACGCCTTTGGGTTTTTCACCGCCTTTGGGTCGCCACTACTGAAGTTTTTAAACCTTAATGGGGCGCTTATAAACCTAATTAGTAACGATTCCGGTACAGGTAAAACCACGGTTCTCAAAGCAATGAACAGCGTTTGGGGGCACCCTGAACAAACCATGCTTATCTGGAAGGACACTGCGAATACCAAAATACACCGTTTTGGCATTATGAATAACCTCCCCGTTGGGTGTGACGAGATCACGAAGATGAACGCAGATGAGCTATCAGATATGAGCTACAGCGTTTCTCAGGGTAGGGGCAGGGCACGAATGAAGTCTCAGGAAAATGCCGAGCGTGTCAACCTAACGAAGTGGGCGATGATCTGTCTGTGTACCTCAAACTCTTCCATCGTCGATAAGCTCAAGGCGTCAAAAGCAACACCTGATGGGGAACTGATGCGGGTTATTGAATACGCCATTAAACCGACCGACAACCTCACCAAGGAAGAAGCCGACTCAATATTCTCTAAAATGTACGACAACTACGGTCATGCAGGGTACGTCTACGCCAAGTGGCTGGTTGGTAATTTAGAAGAAGCCATAGAGATTGTGAAGACAATACAGGCCAAGATTGATGGAAAGTTAAAGCTTACTAACCGAGAGCGGTTCTGGTCGGCGGTTGTTGCATGTAACATAGGTGGAGCATATATAGCCAAAAAGCTTCATCTACACGACATTGACGTTGGCAGAGTAACTAATTGGGTTATTGATATGCTTAGAAAGCTACGTGCGGAAGTTGCACCGCCAGCAGAGGAAAAGGCTGGGTACATCGGGGAGTTTATTAACGACAACATTAATAGCATGGCTGTTGTTAACGGAGAGCTTGATAAGCGAACCAACGTGGAGGCGTTGCCCATAATGGAACCCCGCAGTGGAAAGCTTCACATCCGCATGGAACCCGACACCCGCAAGCTGTTTATCGCTGTGAAACCGTTCAGGGAGTATTGCGCCGCAAATCAGATCAACATAAAAGAGCTTCTGAACGCCCTGGCTATCGACGGAGTTTACTTAGATACAGAGAAAAAGCGGATGTCTAAGGGGACCAAGGTTGCATCTCCTCCCGTCTATGCTTATGTATTCGACTGCTCGGTACCAGACTTTATAGACCCTGCGGATTATGTTGAAGCCGCTCAATCCATGCAGGAAATACTCGGTGAGGATTCACGGAATAAGCTTTAATATTGTGTGGGAAAGGTTTGGTGTGGGAACTTCTTTCTTTATTCCCTGTCTCGATGTAAACGAAGCGAGGCGCAAAGTAAAAGAGGTAGCCAGACGGTTTAGATATGGGGTTAAAACAAAGGTCGTAGTAGAGGAGAATATTAAAGGCTTGCGTGTATGGAGGCTTAAGTAGTATCCTAATCCTGTCGTTTCATACGATTCTCCTCTGGTTATACCTTGGCCCCACCACGTGTGGGGTCTTTTTTTGCCTGAGCTTCTTCGTAGTGATGCTTACGATGGCAGTTGGCGCACAGCACAATGCACTTCCTAATTTCTTCTAGTATTTTTTTATACGCCCCGTTCCTAATTAGCTTGTGGACTTTAACGTTGTCGGGGTCTTTTTTGACATGGTGAAAGTCAAAGGTTGCAGGGTGGTCTTCCCCGCAGTGCTCACAACGCAAACCGCTTTTAAACTTTGCCCAATCCTCGTACCATCTCTTTTTTCGTTCGGCAGACTTATTTATGTAGTAGTCTTTGTTTTTCTCGTAGTGCTTTTTACCGTAGCTTTCATAGGCTCTGGGGCGTTTTCTAATGGGCCTGGGTCGATCTGTAATATCTTTTCGATCATTCTTGCTGGGATTGTCAGCGTCTGGGCGTGGTTGTCGTCCGTCCAAGATTGGCATATACGAACACCTTTTTCGTTTTGAGAAATTAGCCAACCGACTGAGTAAACTAATGGAATTTCTACTGGCTCTGGGTTCTCGTTACCGTCTAACCAACCGAACTCGTGATGTGCGTCATACCAGTGAATCAGAAGAAGAGGTGGGCGCTCGGCCTTTTTCTTCTCTTCTTTTGGTTGATTGGTCTGCATACTTACTCTCTCGGTCTAACTTGTTCGTCTATTCTTCCGGCAAACTTACGATCAACCCCGTCAAAGGCTTCTTGCAGCATCTTGTTCTCATACCGACTGCGGATTGACTTAACGATTGTGTCACCGTCAATTTGCAATTCTGGGTATTTCTGTTGCAGTTCTATTAATTTGTCCAGAGATTCGTCATACAAGTCTTCATCCCCATACAACCAACCAAAGTACAAGGCAGTAAGCACCCGCTCTTTCTTAGCATTAATACTGGTCTCAAGTTGCTTGCGCTTAATAGTGGCTTTTTGCTTATCCATGATGCGCTCTGGGGTAAACCCTAATGCCTGAGATACCATCTCTCCAGCCGTAATATCTTCAGAGATCACAACCCCACGGCGAGTCGTTGCCTCGCCTTCTTCAAAAAACCGCTTTGTCACCGCAATGTTACGGGCAACGGCAGGCATCATCGACTCTAAGCCACGCTCAAACTGCCCTGTTTGCATGGCGTCCCAACCTTTGGCTGCGGTTAAACCGATACTGACTGTCGGTCCGAGCATGGAAAGAAGCTGTTCTTTGATGGTGTCCTCGGCAGTTTTCTGATACCCGCTGTCCCTAAACCACAAGTCCATGAGATCAAGACCCGCACGCTCTGACAAAGAAGCACCTGTTAACTGAGGGATTGCACCACGCATAATTGCAGCCGCCGCTGTGCCACCAAAGGTATCTCGCAGGTAACCATCCATCCAATACTCAAAGTCAACAATCTCATCCTCGTCATCACCGAGAGAGGAAAGACCTTCAACCATCGCTGCCGTAGCACCAAATATCGGCATACCTTTCGCACCAGCAAACAAAGCCGTCATACCGAGTACACCATACATCCGACGCCGAGCTTCTTTAGCCATAGCCTTTTCATCAGGTTTTAGGTTTTTTCTAAAAGGATTGAAACCAAGATAGGTATTTCTTAACAGGTTGTAGGTCATAAGCAGTGAGTACTGCTTAAACTGGAAGATAACTTTAGCCACAGGACCCGTGAATATAGGCGCTCTTCCAGCACGGGTGAAGTCACCAAGCGACATAGTCGTTAAGTCTTTGGCTTCTTGAACTGCGTTCTCAAACGCTTGTGCTTCTGGCACCTTGTCTTTTATGTTCTTGGCGTAGGCAAAGTCAAATATACTCATTGCCATAATCTCTCTGTTCATGCGCTCAGAGTGGTGGAACAAGAAAGTCATGCCTTCAACAAGGCGGTTAGTAAGCAGCCCACGTTTTTCAATCGGTCGGTCACCAAGCCCCATCACATCAAAGGTCAGCGAAGCGTCCACTAAGTTGTCGTGCAAGAAGCGATCATAGGCACGTTTCTGGACATCCGTAAGGGCCGTCGTCTTTTCCAACGTCGGTGCCATGGTTGTGCCTTCTCTAAACTTAGGCGCTGTAGCTACATACTTTTTAGCGTAGTCAAACAACTTACCCATCGTCGGGCCATAGCCATACCGCGCTGCAACATAAGGCAAACCAACCGCCACCATACCGATGGTATTAAGAATTGCAGAAGAAGGTGCTGTAAGTAACCACAAGAAGGAGAACTGGGTTAGGTTGTTAGCAGCCGCTTGCGCTCCCGTCGTTGGCTCGATACCAAGCACGTGGGTAGTCCGGTCTTCCAACTCACCGACAACGTCTTTTAACGCAAGGCCCTCTTCAGTATTGTCCCCTTCCAAAGCTTTTTTGGCGTTTACTAAATTATTGTAGTAAGGCTCTGCGTATTTGTTCCTTGCACGCTGATAGGCGATGTTGACTGCCGAGCTACTAAACACCCTTGTAATGTCGGTGCTTGCACCGGGGATGTTCTTACGGTGAATAAACATTTTTTTAAAATTGGCTGTCGGTAGTAAAAGATAGTTTAATTGGCGTAGGCTATCTTTAATCTCAGCTTTAACTTGGTCTGGGGTGGTGCCGACTACCGAGCTATCAATGATGGTGTCAAACTTTTTAAAGAGCGCCTCGGTTGCCAAAGCTCCATAAAGAGAGTCGGTTTCGCCACTTAAAGAGTTGCCCGCATTAAACAAGCCCTCAATATCTCCGGCACTTCGACCCTCGGCGGCAAGTTCTTGCTTACGCTCGTTCATCCAAAAGTCCCGGTCAAAGGCACTCTCAAACATATAGAACTCTTTGTCTGCTCCTTTGCCTACCTGGAACCAATACTTACCGAAACGGCGAAGGGGGAAGTAGGGGCCTTGGCGTTTGTCTGGTCCGAACTCCGCAGCCAGCTCTTTTATTAGGCGTCCAGCAGTAGCAGGATCATCCTTAAAGTTTTCTCGGATTCGGTTAATCTGGTCCTGATACATACCATCCACCTGCTTCTCATAAAAGTTACGCATGTTTACGTAAATCTTTTGCACTTCAGGTGTAAGCATATTCCACGCATCGGTCAAAGTCTGATTAGGCTTGTGGAACTTACTCTGTGGGTCTGGGTCAATACCGAGCATGGTGGACTGAACTGCAAGCTCCCCCATTAACTGAATCTGATCGCTGCCGTTCTTTGTCTTAAGGACTTTGAGGATGTCGTTGATGACCGTCTCTTGGGCATCCTTCATGATGTTGTTACGCATCGCCACCATATCTTCAACAATACGAATAGCCCTACCAATCTGAGGAACCTTTGTGCCTGCTGAGTCGTTAATCATCCGCAGTGTCATGACTTTCATCATCAGTTTTTTTGCGGCGGGTCCAAGACCTTTTAACGTATTTACCCCAAACATACCTTTAGCTTGGTCATACCGTAGGCGTTGTTTAGCGGCAGCTTCTGTAGAGGCGTTGACGTTCTGCGGGTTAACCCTATTAGGCCCAGCTCCTGATTGGAATTGAGAGAGGGTTGCTACGACGTTTCCTTCTGCTTTGAGTTCTGCTTCTGTTTTAGCAGCTAACGGCTGGTCTGCGGCTACGCCCTCGGTAAACCTGTCAAAACCGACTTCGCCTTTCTCGACGAACCGACGGGAGTTAGCAATAAGTTCTGCAATCTCAAGGTCCGTCACATCTCTAAGGGGAATCCCTATACTTCTGGCAAACCGACGCAGGTAGTTAATTAACTGACGCAATGCTCCAGAAATAGAAAACTTTTTACCGTTCTCCGCCTTGTTAACTTCCGCCTCGGCACGCTCAGCAAGAATCTCCTCAACCGCAATGTCTCGGTCAAGCTTAGGGTTGTTCTCTATACGGGCATCAACTTCGTTGCGGATGTCGGCATTGCCGTTGTAAATCTCACCCATCGCACGGCTGTAGTTAGCACCCAGAATTGCACGGATACCAAAGTGACCGACTGTCTCGTGCGTCAAGGTCATAAAAACGTCGGTGGGGCCAGACAAATAGTCGGCAACTAAAAAGATTTCAACCGTCTTGGTGTTATATAGACCCTTAGGTATTACGCCTTCATCAGCAATCTGCTGTTGGATGTCGCTCGGTAATTCACTTATGTTCTGCACAACCCGAACCATAGGTGCATTTGCAAACGCATCACGGGTTAACCCTACCAACTCTTGCACCGACCCGGCTTTCATCCCACGCCCGCCAGGTTTTGCCTGACGAGAAAAGACAATGCTCTGACCAGTTCCTACAGAAGGATTCTCTAAAAAGGCATCAACAGTTTTAATTGTTTCACGGGCTGCTTTAACTTGGCGGTCTATGCCGGTTTTAGGCTGTGCGTTAAACGCTTTTTTATCTTTGGCTCGGTTGTAAGCGTCAACTGCATTACGTTGAGCATTGGCTATATTTTTTGCGTCGGCTGCTAGACTGCGTAGGAGAGTTCCTGCGTCTTTAACTTCTTGGGGCGCATCAGCAGTAATATTGTTAGGTTCAAACCCACGTTGTTGTATAAAACCAACAAGCTCAGTCGCTTTGGTGTTTACATTACTAAGCTCAGCTCTGGCTTCTGGAAGCTTTTTAGCTTTGGGGTTAGTTAACTCGTCGTAAGCACTTATTAATTTTTTATCGTCCTGCGGCAACAATGCACGCAGACTAAACTCGGTCGGGGTAGCAGGTGCTTGTTCCAGTCCAGGTATTTCTGCTTGAGGTGTTTCTGTTGTTATATCCGATGGCGCAGGTGTAACCTCAGGCGTTACGGCTGGTGTTTCTCTTTCTGCCCTTAACCTAGCAATTTCTTCTTGATTAGCGGGGTCAGCCATGTAAGCATCTCGTGCTTGTTTAAAGGCAATTTCCGTTTTTTGATATTCAGCTATAGTTTTGCTGGCCTCTTCCCCCAAAGCCTGCGCTTCATTAAAACGCTTAGATCCCTTACGAGGTCCTGTTGGACGACCTAACGTATCACCACCATAATAACTATTTATTTTTGTGTTTAACTCAAAATAACGGTCACCAAGTTCTTTGAGCTTCTTTTGGAGCATCCCAACTTCTATGTAAGCAGGGCTAAATGTCGGTTTTGCTTCTGGGGTTGGCGTCGGTTCTGCTGTTTCTAGTGTAGTATCGACAGGCTCTTCTCTAACTTCAGGTTCTCTAGTAACACTTTCAACGCCACCCAATGGTCCAGGTCCAGGTGGCTCAACTCTTTCGGTAACTCGGGGGGCTGTCCCGACAACACTTTCCACGCCAAGCTCACTTCTTCCGGCGTCAACTGCAACGTCTCTTCGTTCGGGTTCTGTTCCAAGGTCTTGTACCTCCGCTTGTGGTTCAGGGGTAACTTCAGGTGTAACTTCGGGGGTTACAGGTACTTCAGGGGGCATCGGCTCTTCTCTAAGCCGAGACTGCATCTCACGCATGGCGGGGTCTTGTATCTCGGGGGCTTGCTCTGGTACTCGCTCTCCTATACCTTGAACTGCACCGAGTGTGCCAGCAATACCACCGCCACCGACTGCGCCACGGACGCCCGACTCAATAAGCCGATTAAACTCTTTGCTACCCCATACTTCTTCGTTATCCGCAACAAATCTTTCTGCAGCAATACTTATGGCTTCTTGGGCGGCCTCGGTCGGTCCTTCTGTTACAGCACCCCCCACAACACCGGCAACTGCACCACGAGCAATACCAGGCTGCATACCCGAACGCTCTAGGATTTTCTCTACCACAGTTGCCTTAGCATTACCAGAGAGCCTTGTGGCTAAAACTCCAGGTAGAATTGCATCTAAAGCCGCCGCTACCGACCCAGCAAGCGCAGCGGCTCCAGGGGCTAGTTCGCCCGTTTCTTCGTAAATGTTCTGGAAAATCTCAGGTGAGTTAAGGGCATACGACCCTAAGAAAGAACCAACACCCGCACCCTTAACCGCAGCCGATCTTGCCGCTGCTTGCGCCGCAGCCGTAGTAGCCCCCCTTGCTGTTGCCGCACCCAAAGCTGCACGACCTGCCACAGCCGCACCACCTAAACCAGGGACTAAAGCCGTAGCAATATTAGGTACTTGCTCAGCGATTGTTTCTAAAGCAAAGGGTATGTAATCACCGACACCCTCAACAGACTCTAAGGTAGGGAACCGAGCAGGGTATTTCTCTTGGATTTCTTTTTGTGTTTCAGCAGCCTCAGCCATCTGCCTTGCCGCATACTCATCAGCACCGACAGCCGTAGCGATTTGAGCCGGTAATACATCCGCAAGAAGAGAGCCTGTTTGCTTAGCACCACGCATGATGGCGCTTCCGGTCATACCTAAAAGACCTTGTTCTTCTTTTTCTTCGGGTGCGGGCATAGCTGCTTGTTCAGCCATACGCATTTGTATAGCTTGAACTACCTGCTCCTTTGTAGCTCCTTCAGGGCCTTCTATCTGATAGAGTTTTCCATCAGGCCCAGTTATTTGATACAAAGGCATTATTTAGCTCCAGGCACTGTTGTGAGTTGCCCCCACGCTCCTAAATTTAAACCAGGCATTTGATTAAGACCAATTTCATTCGCCCTTGCGTCGATGATTTGTTTTCTAAAAGCTTCTGCTGCGGCAGGGTTTTCTTTTCTAAGTTTTTGATACTGTCGGTCCATCACGAGTTGAGCGTCTACTGCCTCAGCAAGTTTAACCCTGCTTGTAATAGCTTGTCCGGGTTTTAACATACTAGCGGCTTCAACAGATTTATCAGCACTATACATAGAGGCCCTAGCAGAAATATTAGCGCGGTCCGTAGCGTTCATACGATCAAGGGCTTTGTTGTAGGACTCAGAAGCCAACTTATAATTATCTCTAAGCTCAGCACGCTCAGCTTTTTCAATATCAAGGAGAATCCGACGGTCTTCACGGTCAAGTTTTTTCTGCTCACGCAACCTATCTGCATAACTTTTAAGCGCATTGGTTGCACCTTTGCCGATATTAACAAACGCATAAGGAGACTCACCGCCCATAATACCAAGACCGGCCTCAACAAGACTCATCCACATGGCTTCTTGTTTTGCTTCTTTGCGTGATTTACGGTCCTTTTCAATTTCATCGCGC